ATGGGCCAAAGGATAGTAGCAAAGAACGGACACAATCAAACGAAAAAGGAAATCCACCTCATAAATGGGAGCATGATTATGTATGGAGGCCTTGGGGTGACTCCAGAAGATCAAGATAGAATCAAATCTCTAGAAATTGGGTGGTTTGGAGTAGATGAAGCATCTGAGGCTCCAGTTAAGGTAGTGAATATGTTGAAGGCTAGATTAAGACTTAAATTACCTAATGGAACTTTTCCTAAGTATTTTGGAATGTACGCATCGAACCCTGAGCCTGGTTGGTTAAAGGATGAATTTGTTACTCCACATGTGCTAGGTTCTCCAAGAGAAGATCATATTTTTGTGCAGGCATTAATAAGAGACAATCCTTGGCTGCCTCCTGAGTACTTAGCTGAACTACAGAGAGATAATCCTCCTGCATGGGTAAAGAGGTATGTTAATGGATCATGGGATGCGGTGGAGGGTCAGGTCTGGCCGGATTTTGATAGAGATATTCATGTCTATCCTAATGAAACTAGTGATTTTGATATACAATTTCCTAATACTCCTGGGCTTAAACCGTTTGGCGGTTTGGATCATGGACAAACTAATCCGACCGCTTTTCTTGCTGCCTACACTGACAGTGATGGGAATATCTTTGTGTTTGATGAATACTACTCAAAAGGCTTAGTTTCCAGCCATTGTAGTTCCCTATCAGAACGTTTTGAAATTGGGGACTTTGACTATATAGAAGCTGATCCATCTATGATGGCAAAAACCCGTGAGAAAAACGGGATGCCATGGAGTATATTTGAGGAGTATGATGAATATGGAATATCACTTAGTCCAGCAAATAATTCTAAAGAAGCCGGATGGAATCGTGTCGGAGAATATCTACGAGTCGACCCAGAGCATATCCACCCGATTACTGGAGAGAAAGGAAGTCCTAGACTTTTCTTCTCTGCCAGGTGTAGACACTTACTTACCGAAATACCTGAATATATCTGGAAGAGATTGGCTGATGAGAACTCTAACCCAAAGGAAGAAGCTAGGAAGTTGAATGATCATGCTTGTGATGCTTTGAGATACTTAATAATGTCCTTACCTTCACCTTATGAAAGAGCAAAGGAAGATGAAGCTCCTCCTGGTTCTTTTAATTTCATAATGAGGAATAGGAGAGGGAGCAAGAAAAGAGGGATGATTTTAAATTGAGCAGACGGTCTGATGCTATTAAAATACTCATGACGATCTTTAGGCGGTTTAAAGGTAAGAATGAGGATGCTAGGCGATTTAATAGAGGCAGACGTTCCATGTTTAGATTTAAAAGACGCGATGATGAAAACTTAGAGGTAATGAGCCGTAGGGATACTAATCGTATCTTTATGGATGTGGATGAACGAAGAGAAGCTGATCAATACGTAAAACATTCAAAACTTAGAGCTAAAAAGCTAAAACCTACTAAGGATCTCCGTAAAGGCAAGCGTGACCGGAGACAACGTAATGAACCTATAGGATTCTCGAGGAATTAATGGCTAGAAAAGATAAAGACGCTAGTAATAAGGATGAACTTTATAGAGTCTGGTTAGCTAAGATTCAGATGGCCAAGGATTGGCATGAGGAGAATAAGGGTAAGGAGATGAAGGAGTACCGCTTAGCCTATGAAGGTCATCAGTGGGCAGAGGAAGATAAGGCTAAGTACAATAATGAGATAGTTGATAATATGGTCTATATGGTAGTATCAACTTTAGGCCCAGCTATTGGGATGTCCCGTCCTGAAACCTTTGTTAAACCTTTAACCTCTAAAGTAGTAGTCAATGGCCAGCCTGTAGATCCTTCTATAGCTGCTGCTAGATTAAAGGTCTTAATTGATTACCTTTGGCAGAAACTTGACCTTGAAGTTGAGTTTATGAAAGCTATTGATGATTCCCTTATTGCTCATGACGGGTGCTTCTATACAGGTTATGATATGGAAGTGTTTGAAACTGAAACTGATGAAGGGTTTAAGGTGGATTTGATTGAATCTGAGAATCTTGTATGTGAGAGGATTGATTCTGATTTTATCTTAGTCGATCCAATGAACATGGATCCTGATCTTAAGAAAGCCCGATGGATTGCTATTAAGTGGCAGAGACAGCTTTCTGAGGTTAAAGAAGATGCAAGGTTTAAGAATACTAAAGATCTCCAGCCAAATGGAACTGTTGTTTTCGATAAGGTTACCCAGAGGATTAGGTTTACTATTGGAAATATGGAATCGGGCCAACCTGCTTCTAAGCCTAAAGAAAGATGGGCTGAAGCTGTCGAAGGGTATGATATTTGGGATAAGAAAAATCAACGTCTTTATACCTTAGTCTTAACTCATGATAAGTTTTTACGGGAGGATGGGGAGTGGCCTTTAGAGTACAATGGGAATGGTTTTCCAATTGACTTTCTTTGGTATAACTACAATCCAATCAAAGGTCATGCTTTAGCTGATACTGGTTTATATATGAGTAAACAGAAGGCTTTGAATTTCTTAGAATCCCTCCAAATAGACCATGCAGATGTTCAATCAAATGTTAAGCTTTTATTAGATAAGAAGAAATTACCTCCTGGGCAGGATGTTGAGAAATGGGCTACTGGGCCAGCTTGGTCTTGGTTGTATACAAAGGGGGATACTTCAACCGCTGCTACTTTATTAAGTACAGCTCCAGGAGCTGGTGAACTACACGCTGTTATTCAGACATTGAAACGGGATATCTTAGCTCAGGTTGGAGTTGACCAATTTATGGTTGGGAATGCAGAGAAATTAGAAACAGCTGCAGAAGCTAATAAAATATCCCAAGGATCAACTGCTAAACATAGTTTTAGGGCACGAGCTGTTGAAAGGTTTGAATCTAAAGTATTAACTAAACTTGCTAAAGTAGCCCAACAGGTTAGTGAAGAGACAGAGATTCCCCTTGATCCTTCACAGTTCTCAGACTTAGCTATTAATAATCCAGACTTGCTTAAAACTGGGAGGTCTCAGGAAGTGGCTGGTGGAGAAGTTCAAGAGAAATTACCTTTTATGAAGATAGATCAAGATCTACTCTCTGGGGATTTCCTATTTGAAATCAAAGTAGGTTCAACTGGTCATACTAATGAGAGTACTGAGAGACAAGATGCTATGGCATTGGGGGGTATGGCTCAACAGAATCCTTTAATTAACAAAGTTGAATTGACTAAGATATTACTTGAAAAGTTTGGATTCTCACATTTGATGCCGAGGTTGTTAAGAGATCCTCAAGAGGTTGCGAAGGAGCAGCAACAACAGATGCAACAACGTATGCAAATGCAAATGGCTGAACCTCAATTGAAGACACAAACTGACCTCCAGAAAACTCAAGCTAAGAACCAAACAGCTGAGAGGGTTGCACAGATTAAAGCTGGAACGGATACTCAGGATGCTAGTGTTAAAGCTGATTCTGACCAGAAGACTAGGGATAATAACCTAGTAATGAAAGTTCTTGAGTTAGCTAGGAATAAAGATAAGAATGGTGGTAGTAAATAATGCCAATCTATGACCTAAAGTGTCCTAAATGTAAATATGAATGGGAAGCATTTACTTCTGTGTCTAATAAGGATAAATCTAATTGCTTACTCTGTGGAACATTCGGTATTACCTTAATAACATGTAAATCAGCCCCTGAAGTCTATGGTTATTATAACCCAGGCTTAGGAGCATACATATCTAGTAAAAAAGCAGAAAGTTTAATCAAGAAGGAAAAGAATCTGGAGGAACTTTCTCCATATGAAACCATCTCGACAACTCACTTAATTACAAGGGAGAACGAGAAAAAACGAAGACTAGCGAACGATTATCTCGAAAACGCTAAGTAGAAAGGATTAACATGGCAAATGAAGAAGATGTAAATTCAGAACCCAAAACTGCTGCAAGAGCCTCTAATTTAATCATGGAAGATGACGACGAGTTCGGAAGTCCTGATGATTTCGGAAAAGACGTCATGGATGAGGAAGATGAGGGAGAACTGGATGAAGGAGAAGACGAGGAAGAACTTTATGATGAAGAATCCTCAGAGGACGAATTTAGTCCAGAGTCTAAGTCTTATCGAGAAATGCAATCAATGTATTCCAAGACTCAGAGCAAGGCTTCCGAGCTGGAAGGGAATTTACAGGAGATGGAGGACCGTCTCGCACCCCTAGGAGGTCTCGATAAGGTTGTAGAGGCATTGTCCTATATACAAACAGATCCAGAATTTCGTTCATTAGCAATGAAGAAGGCGGGACAGACTATACCTGGTATTGATGAGTCTAAACTTACCGGAGATCAAAAGGAAGCTCTTGATTTAGTTAAGCAGACTGTTCATTCTGAACTTCGTGGTGAACTACAAAAGCTAATGAAATACAAAATTGATCCTCTCTCTGATCAGGTCCGTCAGGGCAACTTGGATACTATCGCAGATGACCTGCTTACTAATTATGGGGAGCAGTTTACTGATCAGTTGGAAACGATTGAACAGTTAGCAAAAAGCCTTCCTAAGGAGCAGCTGGATAATCCTACTTACCAAGTTATGGAAGATTTGTTTCATAAATCTTTACGAGAGGACGGGAAAGCTGAGAATTATTACCTCAATGAGTACCAAGCTAAGACTAATAGGAAAAGAAGCAAGTCAACGGGATCTCCAGCTGGTGGTCAGATGGAGCCAAATCAGCCCTCGTTTAATAAGCCGAAAACTATGTTCGATGCTATGAAGATCGCGGATAGAAAAGCGGCTTTCCGTGGGCGTAACCGTAAATAGGAGTAGTTAAATGGCAGATTTTCGTACAGAGTCACGTACTTATAATGCCTTACTCACGACTACTTTGCAAGAGTATATACCAACTCTTCAAGATAATATTTTCATTGAAGAGCCACTGTTGTCATGGATGAATGGGAAGCTTGGGAAGGCTACAGGGCGGGATGGTTCCGCTAAACGAGTCCTCTCAGGTGGTGAATCTATCCTAGAGCCAATTTTGTATGAAGCTAATAGTACAATAAATTCATACTCTGGTGCCGAGGCTATTGACACCACGCTTCAAGATGGTATGACAAATGCGAAGTATAGTTGGTCTCAGTATTCGGGTACTGTGGGAATCACAGGGCTTGAAAAGAGATCTAATCGTGGTAAGCATGCTTTGATTAACCTATTAGGATCGAAGACTACGCAACTTGAAAGTTCTCTCTCCGAAAGGTTAAGTACTGATCTGTGGGCAAGTACAGTAGGGAATGGTGGTAAGAACATCAATGGTATGCCGTTGCATGTTTCTAATTCACTGTCCTCTGGTGGACTAAGCGTTTCAGACATCGGTGCAACTTGGTTGTCCCCTGTTACAGACACTATTACTTTTTCAAGTGCTGGTGTAACGAAGATGGATAATATGTATAACCAACTTCGTATCCAAGGGGGCTTTCCGAGAGTTATATTCACCACACCGACTGTCTATGAACTGTATAATGCAGATCAGCAGTCACAGAAACGGTATACAAATACCATGGTAATGGATGCTGGATTTTTAAATGTTACCTTTAATGAAGTTCCGGTAATATTTGATAATCGTTGTACGTCTGGAGCTATGTATTTCTTGGATCCTAGACATGTGAAGTGGGTTGTCCACTCTGAAGCTGATTTCACAATGGATGCTGCTGGATTCCAAACCCCAATCGGTCAGGATGTTAGTATGACTAAGATTCTATTCATGGGGCAAACAACGACGAATAACCGACGCCGACTTGGTTATTTGACATCCATTACTTAAGAAAGGAGGATGACTCATGGCTTTTAAACAAGTTGATACTATAATTCATGGAACTCAAAAGTTCGCTGATACTAGTACTTCTCAAGAACATCCTCTGGGGCATATCGTACAGGCATGGGACTCAACTTACCTGACAGGTACTTTTATCTACCTGAAAGGTGTGGCTTCTACAGTTGTTGGAAGTTGGGTTACTTATGCTGCTGACGATTATACCACTGCTCTTCTAGTTGCTAATGCTGTTGGACCTGTAGCTGTAGCCATGTCCATTAATGTAGCTAGTCAGTATGGATGGTATCAGATTGATGGTAAAGCTGTTGGTAAGGTTTTATCTGGTTTTGCTGATAATGGCAATGTTTATGGAACGGCTACTGCGGGTTCTATAGACGATGCTATTGTTGCTGGGGATAGAGTGCAACATGCCAAGGGTGCTTCAGCCATTGGTACTCCATCTTCTGGTCTAGCTGAAATGGAGATTCACAGACCATTTGTGAATAATGCTTTAGCTGATTAACCTTCGTAAGTTCCTCTCCTTAGAGATAGGGAGGGGAGCTTGCATTAATTTAAGGATTTAGACAATGGCATCATGGGCTGAGCTTTTGGGTGGAAGTGGTGGACAGGCAGAGGCAGGAACTACTTACGGGCGTTCTGGAGGGGAGGGTCCACAGATAGGGATGAGAGGTGGAGATCCTCAAGGTCAAGGCGGGTATTTAGCCCAGTTACTGAGAAAGATGAAAGCGAATCGAGGAGATTTCATCCAAGCTACTAAAGATAATGCTGGCGCAGGGAGCTTAAGTGGAGCTATTGGTGGTGGTGGAAGAGCACGAGGAGGGATTGTTAGTAATACTCCAGGAATTGTTCAATTATTAAGTTTACTAGCCAATAGGAATAGACAATTCTAACCCCCGGTGATGACTTGAGACGCGTAGATGGAATAGCTCATGGACTCCGGCACTCCAGCTCTAAGTTTTATACTTTCGTCTTGAGATCAACCGTGTCGTGGCTGAGGGATATGGTTAGAGTGATGGTTAATCCTTCCTCTAACCGTATCTCGGGGGTATTGGAAGAAATTAGAAATATGGTAAATGATTCAATCACTTACCACATAAAGGGGATGTATGCCAGTTAATCTAAACGAAAACAGCATGCAACAATTTCAAAATTTACCAGCTCATATTCAACAAAGAATAGCTGATCAGTCTGCAATGGATCGAACTGGTCAATATGGTGGTGTATTTCCAGCATCCCAAGCTGAACAAGCCGCTGATAGGTTTAGGTCTATGACCTTTGATGATGCAATGTATGGTGGTATGGATGCGGCTTTGACTGTACTTGGTGGGGCAGAAAAAGCATTTAGCCCAATACAAACTTTATTTCCTGACATAAGTCGACCAAGAGATGAGTTTTATGGAATGAGTCCTGAAGAAACACAACAAGGATTAGATTCCCATGCGGCTAGTTATTATGATATGGTTGGGCGTGTTCCTGATGAGACAGTAGATAGGTTCGATGCTGTTACTAATCCATTAACCTTAGACAGAGCTAATTATCCCCAACAGGGGGGTCCTGATCCTGATAGTTTTAACGCCTTTATGAGAGCCTTTGGGAGCCAAGTAGAAACTCCTATTAACTTAGGAATGGATGCACTTATACTTAAAGGGCTTATGAAGGGGAGGCCTATAAAGAGTTTACTGGCGACTGTTAGAAAAAAGATGGAGAAAATGAAATCTAAGTATGCAAAAAAACCAGATGCTAAGATGGAACTATCTTTATCTCCACCAAAAAGGTCACAAGAGGTTGGAATTATAGATCCATTTAAAGATAAAAAGGAAATGGCTGCGTTGAGACAAAGGTTAGCAGAAGCAGAACGTAGACAAATTGCTTCAAAGCAACAAGAGAGAACTGGATATATGCCTGCGTCTCATCGAAGAAATAGAGATAGACAACAGAAACAGATTGACGATCTTCGGAGATTGACAGATGGCCAAGACTAGTTTTTTAGATCTGACAAATAAAGTTTTAAGGTATATTAATCAAGCTGAGGTAGCTACGGTTGTTTCTCCTACCGGGCATGCAGCTATTGTAACTGATAAGATTAATGAAGCTCTTAATACTGTTTACACTAAAACAAATTGGTATTCGTTATACACAGAGCGAAAATTTAGGACATCACAAAATGTTACTATTTCGGTAGATGATTATACTTCAACTTCCGATACAATAACCTTTACCCGTAATGGTACGACTACGGTAGTAACTGAAGGGGTAGATTGGACAAATGCGACTGATAACGATACATCAGCTACGGCTTTGGCAGCTGCAATTGTTACTTCGTTTGGCACCACTGTCGTGGAAACTGAAGTCAGTAATGAAAATATTATCGTTAGGAACAGGGCTGAAGATGATGTTGGGTTTACTGTTATTGCTACTTCTGATTCTGCTGTATATACGGTAGCTTTAGCGAATAATCCTTTGTATGATATGGCTTCTGACTTTGGGAGATCAGTGGCGTTATTAGATTCAACAGGGAATACAGCTTTGGTTGAGGTATCCCCAATGGCTATATCACATGTAGACCCAGATGATTCCCAATCGGGTAATCCATCTTCCTATGCAGCTTTTGGGAATCAGTTCAGACTATACCCGACGCCATCTGCAACTTTGACAATTTTTGATAGATATTTCAAGATCCCTGCTACTTTAACAGCAAATGATGATACCATTGATTTACCTTTAGAATGTGAGGCTCTTATTTTAAAATTCGTAGAAAGTGAGATGGCTTTTTATAGCAACGCTTCAATTAAAGGATCTACCTTACTAGCTCATTATAAATTAATGTTGGATGATGCTATAGAGATGAATGAATACATATTAAGCAAACAGAATAATATACCCTCTAGGAGAGTTGGTACTGTATATCCAATGATACCTGTGATGTTTCCTTCAGGATACCCGAGATAAGTTATGCCAGTCGAAGCTGATGCAACTGCTTTACATGTATATAAAATGCCAAAGTTAGGTGTTAATTTATATGTAGAAAAGTCTGAAATTAATAAAGAGGAGGCTGTTAAGACTACGAATATGTTCTGGCGGGATGGGATGCAGAAGAGGAAAGGCTATGCGAAGTTTGAGACTGATCAAGTTCAGAGTTCTAAGAAAGTTACTTCAGTTCACAGATTTTACTATGGTACGTCTTCTAGACAGACCTTAGCAGCAGCTGGGACTGCCATAAGATATCATGATGGGTCTACTTGGCAAGATGCTTATACTAGTTTAACTGATGGTGCTCAAGTATTAATGGAGACTTGGGGAGCAACCGATAAAGTTTATGTAGCAAATGGGAATGAAGCTCCAAAGTCATGGTCTGGGAGTTCTTTAGCTGCTTTAACTGGTCTTACTTCGGCCGTGTCGCAGTTTTTAGCGTATCAAGATAGGCTTTTGTATTTATCAGCTGCTGCTCCTGGAGAACTTGGGTGGTCAAATTCATTTGTAGATGATGCTTGGAGCAGTGGATCTACTACTGGAGTAAGACCAGATTCTAACCTACATGGGATGGTTATTCATGCTGCCCAAGTTAGTGATGCAGGATTAAAGGCTAAAGTTTTACTGGCTGGTGCAAATGGGATGTATTTGTTTAGTGGGAATGATTTAAGAACGCCTGCAACGACTGGGGATTATAAGATAGAATCTTTAGCTACTAGATATGGATGTAATGCTCCTTTAACGATGCAATGGACACCTGCAGGTACAATATATCTTGGGACAGATAAGATGGTTTATATACTTCCATTTGAGTCATTAACTCCAGTTCCAGTAGGCCATAAAATAACAGCCGAAGGGAATCAGAAAGAGGATGGTTTAGAGTCGATTCCAGCTGGGCAATTAGCTAATGCTTCTGCGGTCTATCATGATGGGTTTTACAAACTTTCTATAGCTGCAACTGGAGGAACTACCAATTCAAGACAATGGTGGCTTGATATTCCGAGATTAAAGAGAGATGATAACAGATATTGGGGACCTTGGTATGGGCCGATGAAGGGGATGAACTTTCATGGACAGACTGTATTATCCGGTCCTGGGGATAGTGGAGAGTGGTATGCGGGAGAGAGTAGTAATACAACTGGAGGATTTGTGTATGAAGCTAGCCAGAGTGGGACATTCTCTGATTCAGGAACAGCTATGGATATAGAACTCCAAACTTTTTACAATCCTTTGTCGGTAGCTACACTTAATAAAGTCTTACATCACCTTGAGTTTGAGTTATTGTCAACATCAGGAAGTTATAATATTGATTACTTTGACACAATTCAGAAAATAAAAAATGGTGATATTTTAGCTCTAGTAGATGATACTGTTTCATGGGGAGCTGAATCATGGGGAAGTTTTAAATGGCAAGCTACTGGACCATCTAGAGTGAGATTAGGGATAGATCCGGCTATTCATACTAAGTATTTATCAGTATTGGTTAAATTTACAAGTTCGACTGATGTGAGAATTTATAAGATTATGGCAGAAGAACTTCAACAATATGATCCTTTGGGGGTGATAGAATGACGGAGGTAACTAGAGTTGGTTTAAGTAGTTCAAATGATGGAGAGATGGTAGTTGTAGTGGCAACAGCAACAGTTGGGACTACTATACATACAGCGACTACTCAGACCTCGACATCTAGATATGATGAAGTTTGGCTATTTGCTTCTAATAGTCATTCAGTTGCAGTTGATTTAACAATTGAAATTGATATTGCAAATTCTTCAACTTCGAAGTTTAAAGTTAGTATTCCAAAAGATGATGGATTGTTTGTTGTTTTACCTGGAGTATCAATCCATAATGGAAAATTAATAACCGCTTTTGCTTCTGTTGCTAGTGTTATTAATGTAGTTGGTTATGTGGAGCAGCATATATAATGTCTATTCGAAATAATTATAGAGGACATAATTACTTACGTATTGGGGAGAAGATTACTCAGAGGGTTATTAGACAAGATAATTTTAATATTATTTCTGTATCTGGACAATCTGATATTATTGCAACGTCTGGAGCGGCTTTGACTCTTGTTAATGCAGATGGAATTGTTATTACAACTAATGCTTCTACTGATACTTTAACCTTTACGCCAGATTCTGCTTCTGCTACCGAAAAAGGTATAATTGAATTAGCAACAGATGCAGAAACATTAACGGGGACTGATACAACTAGGGCTGTAACACCGGCTAATTTAGCGGCCAAATTCGCCGAGGTAACATGGACTCCATCTACCACAAGCACAGGCAAAGCATTAGTCATGGGATTTTAGGAGAAAATTATGGCAAGCGAATTATTAAAAGTATCACGCAACATTGCAGTAACCAATAGTGAAAGAGTTCTTATTGATGGAGTAAGTGGACATACTTACGTAATTCTTTCAATTTTGTTTTGCGAAACGGCAGGAGCTGCAGAAACATTTGACCTTTATATCGATAATGATGGGAGTGGAACAGATATTGAGATTTATTCCGATCAAGCACTAGGTGCTAATGAAACTTTTGAGCATACAACTAAATTTGTTATTGGAGGGACAGATCATCTATGTGCAGCAACGGCTAATTCTGCCGATGTGGATGTTGTGGTCAGTTATTTAGATCAAACATTATAAAATTAGAAGGAATATAAGATATGAGTGGAATAGTTAATAAAAATGCTGGTAGGGGTTCAGGAACAATTGGAACTATTACAACTGACCTTAGTGGTGACAGTTCACCCCAACTTGGTGGATTTTTGGATGCGAATGGAAACTATATTCAAATGCAAAAAGGCGGAGATATATCTTCTGCTTCTCCTACTGTTATAGATACGGATGGTGACTTCTTTGCGGTGACCGGGACAACAAATTTCAGTGCTTTTACGGTAGCGGCTGACCGTCATTTCTTTCTGGAATTTGGAGGGGCATTGACGATGACCCACGGTAATGGAACGCTTGATCTGCCTGGCGCAGCAAATATTACGACTGCGGCCTCCGATGTTGGTGAATTTATATCTACTGCATCCAATGTAGTCACCTGCGTAAACTATACTAAAAGAGATGGCACAGCAATAATTGGTGGTTTGACTAATCGAGCTGTTAATTCTATGACAGGAGATGGGTCAGACACTACTTTATCTTTATCTCAATCACCGGGTTCAGTAAATAATATAAATGCTTTTGTTGATGGTGTATCACAAATTCCAGGAACTGATTTTACTCTAGATGGGAGTACATTAACGTGGACAACGGCCCCTGCTCTAGGAACTAAAGCAGTTGCTGTCTCAGGTGCTTTGAGTGATATAGGAACGCCTTCAGATGGGACGGTAACTCTCGCTAAGATGGCTGTTAATAGTGTTGATAGCGACCAATATGTAGATGGAAGTATTGATGCTGCCCATTTGTCAGCTAATTCTATTGATAGCGATTCTTATGTTGACGCGAGTATCGACCTTGCCCATATCGCTACTAATCAAATTGATGAAACTTTATTGAAAGATGCTTTCGTTGCAGATTTTACAGATGCTACTGTAACAGCCTCAGATTATTTCCTTCACGGAGATGCAACCGATAGTGGCAATACAAAGAAGGATTCTATACAGGGGATTTTGGACTTGGCTGGTGGTGGTCTTACATCCAAGATGATTGGAGCTACATACGACCTTTCAACAACGGGCGACTTTGCTGTTACTGGTGTAGGCTTTGTTCCAACCTGTGTGATTTTATTTATTAACAAAGATAGTGACCCTGCGGCTTCTTGGGGATTCACTAGCTCCACTATAACAGACGATGGCAACGTGCATAACTTCCACAACTCTACCGCAGAGAGGTTTAACACAGGTGGTACACTTTCAGATATATACACAGCCGCAAGTAACAACTCGACTTTGATAGTCAAATCCTATGATGCGGATGGAGCTACATTCACAAAAGCTAAACCAGCGGGTTCACCTACTGGGACTGGCTACTGTAAATTCTTATTTATGAAATAGGGGAACAATGAGATATTGCAAACAAATTTCAACCGGGAAATTATTAGAAAGCCAAGGCGGTGGCAACCCTGACAATCCTGAACATCTAGAGTGTTTAAAGCGGAATGCTATTTCCTCTGGTATCCCCGCAAACGATATTGAGGTGTTTTATGGTGATGATGCTGACCTTACCCAAATGGTAATTGATTCACGTTCTTCAATTGACCAATGGAAAATAGATATAAAAGAAACGGACTCTGGTATGCCCCGGCACATGGAAGACTTAATAACCAACAACGCATCCTTGGTCATCCCGGCAGAGATGAAGAAACGCTATGATGATAAAATTAAAGTTAGAGGAGAACGCCCATGAGTGTGACTAAAGTAACAGGAATGATGCAGACCTCCACAAAGGGTGGTGATATACCTAGCGCATCCCCTACCGTGATTGATACCGATGGTGACTACTTTGATGTGACGGGAACCACCAACTTTGCGGCTTTCACTGTTGTCGCAGGACGTAGGTTTACCATACAGTTTGACGGTGCTTTGACCATGACCCATCATGCTACCACCTTGGATTTACCGGGTGGGGCCAATATTACGACTGCCGCTGGAGATGTTGCAGAGTTCTTTGCGACAGGGACGAATACGGTTCAATGTGTGAACTATACTAAGGCTGATGGGACTGCGGTTGTAGCGGCGGCTGGTGGTGCTTGGACTTACATTTCTACCGTTACTGCCGCTGGTGCTTCCACTGTTTCCTTCTCAGGCCTTGCCACTTCTACCTATGATGTCTTTGCTTGCTTCTTTTCTAACGTATACCCAAGTGCTGACAATGATTTGTTATTGCGTATGGAAGAAGCTGGTGGGCCATCAGTTGATTCAGGGACAAACTATTATGGCTTTACTAGCGGTGGGAATAATAATGCTGCCACACTTGTCGGCTTGAACACGCTAGGGGGAAGTTCTTGGAAATTAACAGCGACAACTGTTGATGGAGCCTCTACGGGAACAACCGATGGGGTTATCTACTTTTCCCAAATGCAGAAAACCAGTAAACGTCCTGCTGTTTGGGGAACAATGAAATACACAGGGAACGGGACAGAAATGGGTGTTATGACATTTGGTGGTAGTAACGTAGCGGCAGACTCAGACGGATATAGTGGCTTCCAGTTTTTGCCTGGAGGCGGGACTTTCACAGGAACATTCAGGCTATATGGTTTAGCTAAGAGCTAAAGGATAAAAATAAAATGGCAAGACATCATGCAACACCGCAAGGGAACATTCCCTTCACCGCTCAAGAAGAATCAGACAGGGACGCAGAGGAAGTGGTATGGGCCAATGCAAAACCTATGGAAAACTGGAAGTCATCCATGCAAGGAACTGACTCCCAAATGCCCCGCCCCATGGAAGACTTGATTACCAGCAACGACTCCTTGGTCATCCCGGCAGTAATGAGGGAACGCTATGACGAAAAGGTGGCGTTAAGGGCGACTAAACCATGACACGACTACTTTTAATTATTATAATGGCAACTCAATTGGGGTGCGCTGTTGTTCTAGAAACTGCGGTTGGGAGCTTTATCGGAGGCTTGGCGGTTGAAGTGGTGAAGGACAAACTTGATGAAGCCAAAAAAGATGAGGCACCTCAACCATAATGTCTAGCATTACAGAAATAACGCTTCAACTTATTTATAAAAAATTGGACGAAATCCTTGCCGCCATTATACGGCAAGAGAAGCCTATCACGCAGGAACAATTTAACTCTGCAATGAAAGAAGTAATAGAGTTAGTTAATAAGAAGAAATCATAATGTGGAAAGAGCGAATGAAATTTCAGGAATTATTGAAACCCTTGGGATTCCAGTTGCAGTTGCGCTGGCTTTTGGGGCAGGTGGTTGGTGGTTAATCAGATATATTCTAACCTCTATTGTCGCAAAAATCACCGAGGCACAAACACAAACTGAGGATGACATTCGTGATTTAAAAACAATAGTTATTGGATTGATAGATAAAACAAGTAGTGCACAAAATGACCTGATCCGTTTAGACACAATGATTCGGGTTAGGTATGGATTGCCCCCAGATGAACCCCGTATAGGTAGGGCATCTGAACCTGGGAAGAGGGCTAGTAATAGAACAGGTAAAAAATGATTTTCTTATCATATTAGAAGGAGAATAAATAATGTCAGAGCTAGGATCAGGGAGTGGTACTTCATATCCAGCTTCCCTAGATGTAGATAATTCTGTCGAAGTTGATTCGTCGACAACCGCAAGGGCTGATGTTCCGAATGATTTAGCTGCGGCTATTATAGCTGTTCAAAATGAATTAGGAACAGACCCGGCTGGGTCTTTAACGAATGTTAAAACTTTTTTACAGACAGAGCATTCTACGAATGGAACTCATGGAGATTTGACAGTTGGAAGTTTGACCTTATCTAAGAGCCTCAGATTAAAACAAGGAGCTGATGTAGCTTCTGCTTCTGATCTTGCTATTGATATAGATGGGAATCTCTTTGATGTTACTGGGACTACCACTATTAACACAATGAGGACTAAAGGAATTGGGACTTCGGTTGTTCTTCAATTTGATGGGGCTTGCCAGTTGACTCATAATGCTACTAATTTTTTCATTCCTGGGAAGGCAAATTATACGACCGCAGCAGGGGATGTGTTTATGTTTTATGAGTATGCTTCTGCGGATTGGAGATGTACAGGGTATGCTTTAGCAAGTGGTAGGGCTATTATAGCATCCGCTGGAGCTTCATCTGCTACAACAAGCGCAGAGGGGTTAGTAGAAATAGCTACTCAGGCTGAAGTTAATACTGGGACTGATACTTCTAGATCTATAACTCCTGCAACTTTAGATGGATTTGTTAATGGTAAAACTGATACAGCTGTAACAGCTGCTGATTCAATCGTGTTCGCTGATGCGACAGATAGCAATAAAGCTAAAAAAGACACAGTTCAGGGAATTATAGATCTACTTAGCTCATCTATTGCTCAAGGAGACCTAAAAACAACTACTGGGGATTTGACTACTACAGCAACACATCTTCATACAACTGGGGCGGGAGGAGAGTATGGATTTTGGCCTACAGTTAAAACTGCTATTGGATTTCAAAGTCATCATATTGTAGCTTCTCTACTAAATCAAACAGCTACATCTACCTATGCGTCCATTTACAATGAGCCTGGAACAAGTTTTATTCAAAATTTTGATATGGGTGTTTCTAATGTTGATACTCTAACTGTAAGACATAGGTATGTTCAAGCGTCTCCTCCTTATAATATAGGAGATGGGGAATGTCACTCTTTTATATTTTTGTTAGTTGAAAATAATAGTGGAAATATTTTAGGTGGATATCATGCACCTGATCCTGTATGGGCTAATAATGGGCCTACTTGTATACATCCAGAGTATAAACGAAATGGAAAAAGTTATCGAAATAAGAAAATAATAGATAAATCTAAATCTTTTGAGGATCCTAGCAGGTTTACTTTTGTTGAACAGGAAATAACTAATGAGTTTAAGAACTCAGATATGGATTTAATTCCTCATCCTTGGGGTGGAAATGATTTAAGTGATAAGTCTATTATTTTAATTGATCCTTGTGATTCGATAGTAAGACAAGCAGAATTAATGAAGGAATCTGGGGAGGAAGCATTAGATGAACTATTCCATAAGGATTATATTAGATTTGGAAATGAACATATTATTGGGAGATGTACCCCTTGTAATCATGGGATAGATGAGGTAATGGTAGTTAAACCTACATGGAAGAATAGTCAATAAAGGATACATAAAATGGGATTTTTTGCAGAAACCTCAAGCACAGATGCAGATTCAATACTTCAATCTGGATTCGGTAATTTATTTGGAGGCCCAGAGAGGGCTAAAGGATTAACCGAGGATTTATTAGGTATAGGTCAGACTAGATTAGCTGATACGTTAGACCCTTTTCAAATTCCCGAGACAACTCCAGGGTTTGACTTTAATTCTTTCTTATCCAGTTCTAAGTTTGGTCAGCCTTTGTATAATGAGTTGATTAATCCTGAGTTTGCACCACAGACAGCAAGTGAGCAGTCTTTGATTAATGAGCTTATTTCTCAGATGCAAGGTCAGACAGCTGTGAGAGGACTAGATCCAACATTTGCTTCGATAGCTGAGACTATTGCTCCTCAGTTGGTTGGTTTAAGACAACAAAGACTTGGTAATTTGCAGGGTGCTTTTGGTGGGGAGTTGGAAGGAGTATTAGGTGGGAGAGGCCAAGACATCGGTGAAAGGGGAGCTGATATTGCAGCTGGTCTTACTGGTCGTGGGCAAGACATAGATTTTAGGTCAGATCAGGTTGCTCAGGCTGCTAATATACTTACTTCGGTGCTTGGACTTGATAGGCTGGATACAGTTGTGGGCGGTGGTGCTTCAGAGTCGGAAGGTAATGTTAGTGCTGGGATATTAGGTGCAGCTGCTTCTGCTGCTGCTCTCTTTAGTGACAGACGATTAAAAGAGAATATAATTAAGGTAGGGCAATTAGCTAATGGCTTATTTGTGTATTCCTTTAACTATCTCTGGGATAAATCTCCGGTTATAGGGGTCATGGCTGACGAGGTAAGGAAAGTACTACCTCATGCAGTGTATGTACATTCATCTGGTTATGATATGGTTGATTATGGAGAGGTATTAACATAATGGGAACACCAATTACAGTTTTTAAGCCCTCTAGTAGGGTCCTTAGAGCCGCTGGAGGGAGTAGGAGTTCTGGTGGATTTGGTAGCGGAGGTGCATCAGGATATGATGCTTTTATAAATGCTATAACACAGATAAGGGAAGATCGGAATAATACTGAAATTTTACTCAAGCATGGGCATGATAAAGAGATAGTAGATAATATGTCCTCTGCGCAAAAAGCTACGACAGTAGCTGATTATGCAAGCGATGCTGTAGAGAGAGATAAGATAAAGAAGGCGGATGAGTTGACTGGGAAATCTACTCAACACTTCCTTGATAACATTGCTGGGTTTAATCAGGCTGAAATGGCGAAGAAGCCAATCGAGGCTCTTGGTGACTTATTCGCCCCTAATCGGTTAGGTAGGGTAGGTAGACCAGATATTAGACCTCGTGATGTTACAGATATGACAGATGTTACTCCTCAGGCTCATTGGGGACCTGGGTATGGAGAACCAGGTCAACCACCAATTGGTATTGATTTAGAGAAGGAAACAGTTCCTCGTGGGCCATCTATTCCCAAATTTGATCGTATATCAAAAGATGCTATATCTCCACCGCCTGATTATACTCTAACTCGAAAGAACATCCTTCAAGCTTTAGCTAAACAACCTGGATCTTTAGTAGAACCAATAGATCAGAGTGCTGTACTTCTAAAGGCAATGGATCAAGCCTATAGACTTGATGCTGAGGCAAGTAAAGAAAGAGTTATAGCTAGCAAGCCTACTCATACTTCTGCTGCCACTGGGAGAGGAACCATAAGAGGATTCACTGATCCAACGACAGATGAGTTTATTGAGTCTTTTAGAAGAGATCGGCAAGGGAAGAAAGTACCTGTCTTAGTTCCTCCAACTGAAACAATCACTACAACTAATCTTAAAAAAGCTACTTCAAAATCTCTTGACTTTCATCAAGGGAATATTGATAAAAATGTTCAATTATTAAGAGATTACACAGTTCTATCAAAAGGATTTACCCATAATATGTTTAGAGATATTGATAGACTTAAACAATGGGCTATTAAAAATTTGGATGGAACAATAATTAGTCCAAATTATAAGAAGTTTCCTAAGACTCCAGAAGGTAGGAAGTTTGCAAAGACTTTAGTATTTATGCAGAAGGTTAGAGTTCTATTTAACAGGAACAGAAAACATGATACTGGAGTTGCGTTTAGTCCAAAGGAACTTGAAGAATTAAATAAGACACATTTAAATGTAGTTGATTATGGGCCTTTGCATATTGAAGCTACCATAGAAGGTAAGAAGTTTGACATAAACGGAGAGTTAGATTTAGACCAAAACTTTATGAAGAATTTTACTAGTGATAAATCTTTGTATGAATTAAATGTACTACAAAGAAAGTATGCTCAGGATGTGAAGCCATTTAATCCAGCTCCAAGTAAAACCGCAAAAGAAGCGATTAAGAAATTCAATAACTCTAACTACTAGGCAATTAGATATGGCAGAAGCTACTAAAGTAGATATGGCAAAAGTTAAAAGAATGAGGGCTCTCCAGAGAAAAGGTATGTTACCTAAAGATGGAGTCCAAATGTTAAATGATCTTGAAGAGCATGGCTTGATTGATGATAGAACAATCACTGAAAAAATATCCGGTCAGTTTAGAGGTAATGTTGGTAGAGAGAATATCAAGGATGTAGGTGGGATAGCAACAGATGCAGCAGCTGCTTATGGTGGACATGAGGCTATGCGTAGGGGGACGGAGCCTAGACTTGAGAGGGGAAGGGCTAAAGGGGTTGGTGGGATAAAAGGATGGATGCTTAATAAAGGCGCAGCTGGTCTGGCTGCTATGTTATCTGATCGTCAGCTTAATCAAGGATTAATCCATGGAGTTCCTCCTGAAGAGAGGTCTGATCTACAGACAGGGTTGTCAGGGGCTGTTGAGGTTGTTGTTCCTCCAGTTATGAGGGCAACAGGTAAAGTGCTTCAAGGGGCTGGAGGAGTAGCAAGTGATATACTTCAACCACTTACTACGAGAGTTGGAGATTCTAAGATTGGTAATTTCTTCCGCCAGTTGATAGGGAAAGCTGATCCACGAAATCCTGATTTCTCTGTCGAGGCTGGGAATGTTATAGAAGAACAAGCTAGGAAGATTAGAACAGGAGAAAGACCTTCTGGAGATATTAGTGGTGCATCACTTAAACACATTGAATCTGGTAAATTAGCTACTAGAGTAGCGACCGAATTTAATCAACTTACCGTTGAATTAGCGGATGGTATTTCTAGTGCTTCACTCTTTGCAAGTAAACCTGCCCAAGCTATTGCTAGAGCTGGGCAAGAGATGCTTGAGTCAGTAGTACATGATTTTGTCTCTAGGTTTACTACAAACATGAGTCCTAAACAGTTATCAGTATTCATAGGTAATGCTGTCAAGAAGGAAATCAAATATGCTACAAGATTGAGAGAGTATAAATTCTTAGCATTAGATATTAAAGGTAGAGGGATTGAAGGATTTAGGGGAGTTGATTTGTCTGGCCCGATAGGAGGAAAAGGTATTTATACCTTTAGGGAAGCCGTTGAACATATGGATGGCGCCGATCCTAAGACCCAAGTTAAAATCCTAAAACAGATTAAAAAAGCTGCTAATGAGATTGATTCAGGTAAGCCTACTGAGATTATGCAATCTGCAGATGATTTACTTGCTGAGTTCGTGGAGACGCATGGAGCTGCTACCCCAACAAAGAAGTTTATTGAGAGTCAGATTACAGAGTCGGCTAATACTTTAGTAGAGAAAGCTATAGCTTTCAATGCTAAGAATGCTGAGTTAATTAACAACACAGCGATTAGAAATATAGCTAATGCGAAGCCGGAAGTATTACTTGGTAGGTTATTTCAAGATGGTAAATCTGATACCCTTAGAGCTGTAATGAAATTGAAAGATCAGAAGGGGAACCTAGTCTTAAATGAAAATCATAGAAATGGGATAAGAGCAGCTTGGTTAGGGACTGTTGGTGGGACTAATCAATTTGGAAAGAGTGGAATATTAACTAGAGCTAGTGAAATAACGGATGCATACCCAGGAGTATATGTATTAAAGGGAGCTTTACTGGAGAGAGTTCTTAATGATGCTGAAGGTAGGATGGGGAAGGCTGTAGGAGATGCTTTATTTCCGGGAGCACTTGGGGGGTTTAGCGAGTTGAGAAAATTCGCTAAATTTCTACAGTCTCAACAGAAGAACCCTGGGGGTGTTGGTGCTATAGCTTTTGTGCTTGGTGCTCCTAGTGCTATGAGAGAGGTAGTTAATGTTGGTGCATTGACGATAGCTGGTTTTGTCGCTGGTGGGGAGTTGCCAGGACATAATTTAACTACTTATATGACAGTTACTGGAGCTGGGCTTTTGTTATTCAGTCCTAAGGGAATGGCAGCTTTCTTAGCCAATCCTAAAACTCGTGATGCTTTATTGAATGGTATTAAAAAGAACTCAAATAGAGGAGTGGATCATTTAGCTAAGTATATGCAGTCGGCTACCGCTCAAGCATTAGCTAAATCATTCGGTGCTACATATGTTTCAAATGAAGAAACAGCTGAGTTAACTGATATTAAATTTCAAGGTGGGGGCTCAGCTAGAATCGGTGGGGCGGAGACTCCTTTATAATGGATCAAAAAGACGAACTTATTCACAAATACATCCCTTTTAAGAAAGAGCATAAGAAAACAGTTGTAGCTATTCCTACTTTTGTCTTTGTTGTTATTGGATTCTTGTTCTCTATTAACTGGTTACCATGGGAGACAGCTAGTGCCGCTGAGGATAAATATAAGTTAATGCTTAAAATGAAGACTCACGATTCAGACTGGTATACTAAGCTAGAAGTGAGATTAGCAAAGATAGAAACATCTCTTACTAGTATCAATTCAAATGTAGAGAGATTATTAGATCGGCGTGAGCGGTAGTAATAGAAATGTGGGAAGTGATCTTTTAACTTACCATATATTATCAATGTTTTTGGAGAAATATGATGATTAAGAATGTTGTGATGTTTGTAGATAAATTTGCGCCTGGATATAAAACTCATATTGGATTTATAGTTATGATAGGAATGGCTGCTTGTCAATTCGTAACAGGACATGGATGGATTGGGTCAGCTCCAGTTGCATTCTCTCAAGAGGATTGGATGATGGCGGGGACGATGACAGGGTGGTTCTGGAAAATGAATGTAGATAAGAAGATAAAGAAATAATGGGGATTTCATCTACTTTGGTGCTCTTAGCAGTTGTAGGGAGTATGGCTATTGGAGCGTTTTTATATATTAGAAAGTTATCTATAGATGCTAACATGGCTAAGGAGCTTATTGAGAAAAATAAGCAACTGCAAGAGCGCCATAAGAAACTTGACAAACTAGAGGAAGATAAAGATGCGATCTTGGAAGAACTTCGTGATGTTGAGTCTGGTAGTACTAGTTATAAACGTATCTTGTCAGACCTTAAAAACAGATGGCCTGGTACTGATTAAACGCCCAGGTCTCCCGAAGTTTATGCTTCAGGAGAAATGGGGAGATGGATTAACCTGTCCGTGTGATACTATATGTTTAAACGATCAACAACATATAGAATTAATGAAGTTTTTGATTGAAGTTGATTTTGCCTTTAAGAAGTACGAGGTACAGATCGAAAATTAATAAATAAATTAGCTCTCTTTTTTTGTTGTCCTTGTTTTCTCTTTTTATTTTTCTTTAATCCTCCTGATGGGTGTCTAGATTCTCCTAGAGGATAACCCTCCATAGCTTTCTCTTTTTCTTTTAGTTGTTCTTTTGGAGAAATTTTCTTTATAAGATCTCCATTTTTCCCATATACTTTACACTCTTCTATTTTGTCTATATGAGTATTAGCATTAAAAAAATTGCTTGGGCTATCTACTTCTTCACCTAAACCAAGTATTTTCTTAGTCATGTTTCTCCTTTAGATTATAAAGTAACCCTTTAACTCCTTTACATGTAACAACTTCAACATCCCCTTGTTCGGCTAGGGTATTAATAACTTCCTTAAACTCTGTTGCGTTTAGATAGTGAGAATTTCTTTTAAGTAATAAAGAATGCTTAACTGGTAAGTTACCTTTATTTTGTTCTCTTATTAAGTACCCTAAGATCCTATCGATATCCTTACTCGACTTGCTAAACGCAGTTCCCCTGAAGGCGAGGTGCATAAGTCTCTCAGCTTTGTTAAGTAATCGCAGCGCAATTCTAATGTGGGTAGCTTGGATCTTGAGATTTCCGTTGCATACTCCATCATCACCTGCCGAGATACAGGTTGCAATTTTAAGCACGTGATCTCCTTTCCTGCCATAGTAACCTCTAAGTCGTAAATCAGTTCCTTCTGTTCTATGATTATACCATCTTGAGTACTCATCTCTAGCCTCCGTTGTAATTTTAAAAGCTCCATTTAAGTTATTGATTCGTATTAGATCTCCCACCAACTCGGTTCTGAGGGCGATTTCCTCAAGGCTAAGTTCTGGCCAAGGATTTGAGAGTCGAGGTTCTTCTGCAACAACGAAAACAACACGGCCTGTAAATCCTCCCTCGACCGTGTCCCCAGGAAGGTTCGTAGACATCCAGTCAAGAGTTGTGGCTCCAACCAAATTGATGCACACGTTCGACATATGAAACTCTCCCGATGCTTTTGTTTTGTAGTCAGCAGAGCTTGGGCACTCGTAAAATGAAGTAAGCAGAGGGATGATTCCCGAGTGGAACGCACTCGCTCCAAGGAATGTAGCCAGCTCAGGAACGAAAATGGTAATAGCGTTGTCCAATTTATGTTCCTTCTCTCCTCTTGATAATTCAACACATAATTTCTCCGCGGTCATTTTATCTCTATTAATGGTAGCAACTTGAGCGGTTTGAAGTATGTCGGAAATTGCGACTCCTATTGCGGTCGACTTCCGACAAAATGCTGATTCAGCTACTAAGATAATATACTGGTTTGGGTAGAGTGTATAAAATCCTCTATTAATCCAAACCTTTCTTTGTAAAGTACACGATAAAGCTGCAAGGGCTGACCAGATGTGGAAAGAAGAAGGGGATTCCATTTGATCTGTGTATTTCAGATATTTATAAATCCAATTCTTTGAATCCAACTGTTCAAGCCCTTCGGCCCGAAAGTCGGTATTCATTAATCCTCCATTTTCCAGTTCTGTCCGATGTCTATGTCTATTGGGATAACTAGCTCTCTCCCATGTATGTAAATTGGATGGGAGAGTTCTTCCTCTACTACTTTCCTTACTAAATCTCTGTATTTCAAAGGATATTGAATGACTAATTCATCGTGGCACTGGATAAGAATGTCACAACTAGAAGGGAGCCTGTTCCAGATTCGAACACCTCCGAGGTTGATATGATCGCAAGCTGTCCCCTGGGGAACATTTGCGTACGCAGACTTGAATAGGTCTCCCTTTCGATCTTGTTCTTCTTTCCAATTAGGCCATCTATCATAAAAAACACGCCGTCGTCCATGAGGTGTAGTAAGGGTTCTAGATTGTCTGAGCTCATCTATAATCTCCTGATGCCATTTGTTAAGGTTGAACATATTATAGTATCGATCGAGAAAGGTCTGGGCTTCTCGTTCTGATATCTCCATCGTCTGGGATAACTTCCGAGCTGATATTCTATAGTTAGAGGCATGCCCGCCAGTCTTACCACGCACTCGCTCGAAAGTCCCTTTGCCACATTGTTCATAAGGTTTTCCATATATCATAGCTCCTACCATTGAATGAATATCTTTACCATCTTCAAATGTTTTGATCATTATTGGGTCTTGGGAGAGATAGGCGACAAGCCTGCTCTCGACCTGGCTAAGATCCACTTTAAGGAGTTCGCATCCGTCATCGGCGATAAAGACATCTCGTATCCGTTTGGGGATGTTTTGGAGCTGTAACCCTGTACGTCTGATATTTTCCGTTGATGATAACCGCCCTGTTTCAGCGCCTGTAATCCGAAATGAAGCTCGACATCGACCATCGTCATCCCAGAACTGTTTAAGATATGTACTGAGAAGTTTTTTAAGTCGTCTGACTTCGAGAATAAGTGGGAATACTGGGTTAGGATAGAGTTTATTAAGTTTTGTAAGTGCATCATCGTCGACGGTTTTTGAGGTTTTTTTGTTTCCATATTTGTCTTTAGCTCCTAGTTTAAATTGTGGTGGATAACCGAGTTTATCATAAAGTAAAAAAGCTACTTGTTTTGGGGAGTTGACGTTGACTCCATCTGATCCAACTTCAACTGCAAGAGCCGTTTCTGCTTTACTAAGATCCCGTTCAGTTGTATCTCTGTATTCCTTAATTCTAGCAATGTCAACTCTAATCCCTTTATGAGATGCCCTCCACAAAAGTCGTCCAAGTGGCATTTGGAAGCCATGGAGGAAATTGTGGAGGTTAATCTCTTTGAGCCTTGCCTCAAGGTACTCATAGATCTCAAAAGTGACTGTACAGTCTTTACAGTTGTAGGTGTAGAGAGCTGACGGTTCATAATCTGCCTCCTTTGCGTCATCTTTATAATATGGTTCATTCGTGTATATAGACGTTTGAACCGCTAGGGCTTTTCTTATTTCAGGTAGGTATAGGTGAGATGCGATCATTGTATCCATATAAACAGGATAAATCTCACCTACAAAAGGAAAGAGGACTTCCATCTCGAAGTCCATGTTTTGGATTATTTTTTTAATACTTTTATCTGTAAGGATACTTCGAATCCTGTCCCAGAGTATACATTCTTGAGAAAAAGACCAGATAGCAGAGCCTTTTTCGATAAAAGGTATGCAACCCGCGAAGTTAGCTGAGTCAGCAAAACCAACACACTTAATAAAATTTGCACCACGATCCGTCTCGATGTCCAAAGCCACGGCAGTTGCTTGCTGAAAGCGCTCCAGGAGCAATAGGCACTCGTCAAAGGTCGGGTTGATTTTGAATTCTCTTTTCGGGATTGATTTGAAGTTATCATTTAAAGCCTCCTTCTTGATTTTATCAAAGTCGAATAAACATAAAGCTGAACTCCTATACATCCTCATTACATAAGCTGGATGGAAAGTAGGTATTACTTTGATGTCTCCAATAAGGGGGATGGAGTGGATGATACTTCCCCTCCATTTACTAATACCATGAAGGCCGGTGACCGCTTCGAAGGCAGTCTCTCCTAGAGGAACTATAACATTTGGCTTTAAAGAACTAAGCTCCTCTCTTAATTCCTTCATGGATTCAGATAAGGAACAACCTATTTCTTCTAATCTACTAAGTTTATTATCAGGCGGTCTAAACTTTACAACATTAGTAATATAACAATCAGACCTATCTATCCCAGCTTGTTTAAGGAGTTGAGTAAGGAGATGGCCGCTTGAACCGGTAAAAGGTATTCCAGTTTCATTTTCTTCCTTTCCTGGCGCTTCCCCGACTAGGACTACTTTTGCGTTTCGTGGGCCGATTGGATTTACTCGTTTTGGCTTTTGGCGGGTTATCGGTATTAGTGTCATCTTGAGCATTCCTTTCCTTTTTAGTTTCAGCTTTCTGTTTCTTTTCGGACTCCCGCTTTCCAGCCCTTAACTGCTCAACAAAATTATGGAAGACATTTCGAAAGATGTGGGATAGGTCTCCATGGGATTGACAGAGGTTTTCTTCTATATAATTAACATCATCCCATAGTAACATCATAGAGATATGCTTTAAGCGTTTAGTACTCGTCATCATATATCCTTTCTAAAGATAAATAGTCAATTAGTATTTGATTTAAGAATTTTAAGTATATCATTTAAGTTTTGAGAAAGTTTAAAGATTTCATCATTTTGACTTTCTATAGAGTTTATTATTTCTTTCGTGGCTTCGGTTATTTCATTTGAGAGATCGTCTATTTTAGTATGAATAAAATCTATTCCAGAATCACTTTGTTCTAATGTAGCTTTCATATCAGTTAGGCTTTCAGATATTTCTTCGTCTTTTTCTCCAGACTGACAAACCCAATCATCTTGATCAAATTTAAATATATCAAGTATTTTGTCTATCTTCTTCTGCATCTGTTCGTACTGTGTCAGATTCATTGCTTCCATCAGAGCCTCCATTATAGATTTTATATTTAGCTATAGTATGCCAACTTTCTACTTTTTCAATTCCTATAATTTTCCTTCCCATTCTTCTAGCTACAGCCAAAGAGACTCCTGAACCAAGAAAAGGATCAAGAACGGTAGCCCCAGGCATAGAAGAAAGATCAAGCAGTCTCTCATAAAGTTCTTCCGGCTTCTCAGCAGGGTGTAGTTTTTCAGAACCTTTATAATTATGATGGAAAGTTGAATTAGAAGGAGAGTTAAGTTCATTCCCAAGTTTAGAATCCAACTTTCCTTTCCAACAGAAAAAGAAAGGTTCATAATTAACTGTAAATCTTTCATAAGGTCGCGGATTTTCGTTTGAAGGCTTGACCCAGAGAAGAGGGTTGGCTGCGTATTTGCCATATTCTTTCTCCCATTTCCAATTAGTTTCTAGCATTATTGATATTCTAGTATAGTTAGAAAGAGCAAAAAACATATACATATGACCGCCAGGTTTGAGAATACGAAAGAGTTGTGGGATCGTGTCTTCTAATAACGAGATGACCGCATTGAGTTCGTCATAGAAATCTCCATAAGTTGTTTCATATCCTAAGTTTCTAGCGTTTTCATCAAACTTCACACCAAAAGGTGGATCGCATAGTATAAGGTCGATAGAATCAGAAGGAATATTAGGAAGGATATCGATAGAATCCCCAAGGATGACTTCTTCAGACGGAATGGTGGGAGAAGCAAGGATCTCAGATTGGATTCGTCTGACTTCCTTCGCCCTCCTCGCCCGTGTTTTCGCCTGACCTTTGTTCTTTGCTTTACCAATTGAAGGGTCATTTTGTATCTCCTTAGCTAAG